CTGTACCGGCAACGCCTGTTACAGAAGTATTCGCATCAGAACTAACGGTAACGGAGCCGACAGCCCCTGTACCCGATACACCCGTGGGAGAAACGTTCGCATCACTAACAACGGTGACGGAACCAATGGACCCAGTAGAGGAAACCCCTGTTACAGAGGCATTCGCATCTGCGCTAACAGTAACTGTACCAACCGAGCCTGTCGCAGATACGCCGGTAACAGATACGGCAACGCCAGCCCCCTCAACAACTGTGACGGAGCCAATCGCACCCGTTCCTGCGGTGCCTGTGACTTCGACAGGTAGGGGAGATCCCCACGCGCCTTCGCCCCAGTCACCACGGCCCCAGCCGTTGATGTTAGCCATGAACTACCCGTTATTCGATACGGATAATCGCGTTAGACGCATCCGCTGCTGGGAACTGAATGGTGAAATCCCCAGAGCTAGAGGTCTTATCTGCACCAAAATCTAAGGAACATACAGATGGATCGCCTGACGCGCTTTCATTAAAAATAAGCGCACCTCTTGCAGTGAGGCTGCTTGAACTAAACGTCAAGTTAGCAAAATCTGTCAAACCTGTAGTACCGGAAGAACTTGGATCAACCCGAGTTAACGCCGCACCTTTTGCGGTATAGCCCGTGCCTGATATCTCGGCTGTGGTCGTATATGCAGTGGTAGCTGCGCCCAGAGAAGCACTGCTTGTATACATTGCCAAGTTGAAGGTGCTACCTCCAGTGTTTTTGAAATTGTGGACGGCTTCTAAAAGTTCTTTCTTAAAAGACGTACACATTGCAGTTGCGATTGCCATTATAGACTCCTAATTATGTCTGCCATGTCCTTATGGCCTTGACGTTCAAACTCAACAATTAAAGTGGTTCTATCACTCTTAATTGCCTCTTGTATACAGTGTAGCGCCGTAGCTCTAACCGATTCTTTAAAAGCTTGCGCTTGTTGCGCTATTGGAGGAGCGCAATTGACCCCTACTCTCACAATACGGTCTGCAGCAGCCTGTGCCCAAAACGCAGGATCGTGTCCACCATCTACCGTGGTGGTGACAATTACATTGCCTATTCCCATTTGTGACGCTTCAATCAGCATGCTTTTATTTTAGCCTTTATCAATATCATATCTATATTCATCTCGAGCTCCATAACCTTCGCCAATCCTTTTCAATGCAGATACTGCACTTACAAATCTTTGCTCATAACTAGGCACCTCTTCTGCGACTTTTAAGAAAGTTGCAGCTTCTATAAGGGTTCCGTACAACAAAGCATCAGGGGCATTGGTAGAGAGCCAGGTCGTTCCGCTATCCGCTCCAGCGGTCAATGATTCTGGTCGATACTTGTAATGTAATTCAAAGGTGTAATTAGAATCTGGCGTAGGACCAAGAAGGAATGTGTTGTCATCAAACAACGCATAGTATTTAGGGGTTCCTGTTGTTGACGCATTTGGCGTGTAGTCCCTGATGAAAGAGACATGCTTAAACAACAGATAGTTGTACACGCTGCTTGATATAACCGCCAAGCTATAGGGTGCCAAAAAGTCAGTAGGCGTCGATAGATAGGTATTACTAGATGCAGCAGTGCCTGTAACATTCTTTCGGAAAACAGGCAGTTCTACGTTTTTAAGAATCCTCTCCTCGGCCTCTTTTATAAAGGTGGTTAGTTGCGTATCAAAAGTTGTTTCAGACGTTTCGCAGTAGTCTTTTACCGCTGTTTTTAATGTTGCTAACGTAAAACTCATGATATCACCACTACAACAGTACCAACTTCTCCTGTTGCTCCGCTTGCCGTGAATGCAGAACCTATACTATCACCTGTTACGGTAATCATCGCATTAGGATTTATCGTCCTCACAACGCCATCACCAGCAACAACGGATGGGGACAACTGTGGCCTGGGGTCTCGTATAGCCTCTGGATCTGCCGCATGAGGGACAGGATCTATCTGTGGGGCTTTGGGCTCATAGCATTCAGAACAGACAAAAAGATTATTCCACTCTTTCCTTAGTTCTTTGTATTTATACCTAAATCCACATCTATCACAGATAGCTAGGGAATACTTACCAGAAGCATAGGCCATTACGCACGCCTGTATGATCTCAAATTAGGAGCAACCATTAGAGATGCTCTACTTTCATCTTGATCTGCTGCTCGAGCGAACTCTTCCTCATAGATGCTTTTTAAGATCTGCACTCGATCGGGCGCTCTTTTTAACGCAATGTAATACGCTAAACCTGCGCTTAGGCATGGATAGAACCTAAAAGGCACATTAACTGTATTGACCCCAGCGTCTGCATCTTCAATTCTGACAAGGCGATTAATAATAACTTTGTCTGTACTGTTTTCAGCAGCAGGCCAAATATAAAGCCGAGGCGTTATTTGCTTGTCTAAAAACCATTGGCTTGGCCTTGCCTCTGTATCTTTATTGGGAATGTTCCAATAAGCAGATCTACTGATCTGATTCATTTGAATATCTGTGACTTCACTGCTTTCTGTTCTGCGAAGTACGACATCCAAAACGTCAATGGTTGTTGCCGTAAGATCAAGAAATTGATCTGACTTACTAAGCGTTGTTACAGAATTAGTAACAGTCCATTGGTTCAGTCCCCTGTTTGCCCAATCAGCAAACAACAGGTTCAGAGATCTCCTGGCAGTTACTCCATCATACCCAGTACGGTATTCAAGACCGCAACGCTCAAATGCCTCTTCAATGTATTCAGCTACATCAGGCTCGAAGTCACTACTGCCAGAAGTTGCCATCAGAACGTCTTCAGAAGTTCTACGATGACGGTATAAGTATCTCCGCTACTAGCGCCAATGGTGGTGAAGTTTATATCTCCAGTCTTTCCAGATCCTGAATTATTGGGTATCCCTGAAAATACAGAATAATCATGAAACCCATTTGAATCAGGAGAAAGACCAATGATTAGCGTGTCTGTTGATGCATCATTTAAAAGCTCAACACCCATGCCAACGCACTGCCACCATATTTTAGATACTGCAACCTCTGTACAGGATGTACCACTGCTATTCGCTGTAAGCGTACTTACATCAACTTTGGTCACAGCAGCCTCGCCTGTACCATCACTGATGTTTGTAAACTTTAGAATAGCCCTCTTTTCACCATCCTGGATAGTTTGAGAAGTTACTGCATCAGCCATGATTTTTCTCCTGTCTAGGAGGCTACGTCGAAGCCAGTGATTTCGATAAGAAGACGCCCAGCAGTATAAGTCGCATCACCCGTGCCTTGGCTAACCAGATACAAGAACTGATCAGCTGCAATATCACCACCAGCGGTTAGTGTGCCTGCAGCTTGCGTTCCAGCGTTGATGATTTGAGTTTCAGTCAAATCACCAATTGCGGTGTCATTAACACCAGTGCCTTCAGTTGCTGAGAACAAGTCTATATCGGCGCTTCCACCTGCTGGGGCTTCCACACACTGCATGGTTACACCAAAAACGCTGCCTTGATTGGCTGCAGTCACCTTACCGATGAATGCAACGCCAGATCCATCCTTACCGATGATGTCGCCAGCCGTGCCACCATCCTTCAACCCAGTGAGGTCAATCATAATCGTGGTCTTCACGATGTTGACGTTAGTTGTTACGTCGCTTTTTAAGCGCGTTACCTGCGTAACGTATACAGCAGCGGTGCCTTCGATACCCGCGCCGCCAGTGGCTTCCGTAGCCATCTTGTCGCCGCTGGTAACGGTAATGGTACCGTTCGATGATTTTGAAATTTGTTGAAACCCATTCTCTGAACGGACTGGGCCGTTGAAAGTTGTATTAGCCATTATGATCTCCTGTCTTGGCCAGTGTCAGACGCGGGATGCGCCTGTCAGGAATAAATTATTTATACCGCACAAAAAGAAAGGGGGCAACAAGGTGCCCCCAATCTCACGGTTCCACGTGGAACAATTAAGCTCCTTGCGAACCGAATACACAGCGTGGGTTGCTAAAGCCGAAACTATAACGTTCACGCGCCTTATAGCGCACGTTACCTGTATCGAAATCTCCCTCCATAGAGGTTGAAATCGGAGTTCGTTCAAAATGCTTAAACCCATCTGGAACGTCAGTCAGAATGAAAAACGCATCAGTATCAGTCAAGAAATGGTTGACTGAATAACCTTGCGGCAACAGACCCATATTCCTTACTGCGTTGATGTCATTATCAGCCGTACCAACTCGACCAGGTGACTCTAGGAGCCTATCAGCAATAAACTGAAGTTGAGGCGGAACAATAAGCTTGGTTCCTTGCAGAGCCAAGATCATGTTTCGATCATCAACAAAAGTGCTAATGCTGATTAACGCATTTTCCAAAGATGTTTCATTGAGGTCAGCCATCGTCGTTTGACGATTAGCCAGCGTACCGCCACCCGCTAAAGGGTGAGAAGTATTAATCAAAGAAACACCATCACCGCCGGTAAAACTTCCGCTAAATGCATTATTCAATACATTTGCAGCTTTAACCTGCTTGGTGTGCGCCATACTACGGGCCAGAGCCTTCGTATAACGAGCGCCAAGGCGGTCATAAAGGTTATCTTCAACAGCTTCTTCAGTAAGCGCAAAGCCCAAGGCAATTGTTTCATGCGTATAACGCGCAGTGAAACCTTCACTTGCGTTATCGTAATTAACAGATTGACCTTCAGATTTGGTTTCAGCATTGCCGAATCCAACAATCAGGACTTCTTCTTCAAATGCTCGATCTGAAGCTTCTGTTTCAAAGATTTCAGCATGCTCGTTTTCGTAACGCGCATACTCCATACCAAATAAAGCGTTGAGACCTGGCTCTAGCTCTTTGGCTAACTGTGCTCTTGAAATAGCCATTAGTTATGCTCCTAAGCTAATCCAGCGCCTTTAACGCCAAATATGTGGTTTTGGATTACAACTAATACGTTCGTATTCGCTGTAGCAACATCTGAATTCTCAGGATCACCCGAGATATCAATTGCTTTCAGCGGCAAAGAAGAAGTAGCTGCGCCTGTTGTAACGTCAAGTTCTGCACCGGATATCCCAGTGACAGTGCTTCCAGCAGACGTATACACAATATCGAAGTTTCCAAGCAGGTCTGCTACCGGGAAGATATCGTCTGCTTGAATCTCAAATACAACATTCGGATCATCAATCACAAAAGCAATGATGTCTGAAGCATTTGTACTTGCAGGGTAGTAGTTGCTGAACTTTTGCTCACTTGTCGTGGGATCTGTGTACATACAACCATTAAATACGCCAACGATTGGGACAGTGCCACCATCGGCGTGTACTTCTACGCCACCTCCGGTTACCTGTGCAACCATATCTCCCTGGAAGATACTGGTCCCGTAATCTGCGGCGATTCTGTATCGACTTTGTCCACCAGTATAGACGCCACCGCCTATCATCCTGGAAGGAACCATGCCGAACGCGGCATCTTTATTAGCCATCGTTGAACCTCCTTAAAAACACAATCAAAAGATTAAGCCCTGCCTTTACCAAACGAGACTTGAGTTTTCCTCTCCCTCGTCATCGGCATTGCAGGATTTTCCTCGCGCATCAAATCGTTATCAACTGCTCGCATTTGATTTTCGGTTTGACGCTCAAAATGAGCATTACGCTCATTAGCTGTTTCTTCTGGAATCTTACAAAGAATCAAACCACCAACACCTACAGTTCCGGCATGCTTCCCATCATCGATGGTAGGCAAGTCATATCCTTCAACCTCTGAAGGCTTAACAGGCTCAAAGCCCTCTCTAAGCCTCATGTGAACGTTGGTCTTGTCGTCCTCTCCGCGTATATGCGTTCTGATCCACCTGTATTTTACGCCAGGAGGAGCAGGCGGCGTTTCCAGAATTTGAGGGGGAGCCCATGGTTTTCTTGCGGCCTGTGTAGACCGTGAAGAAGCATTTCTAGGTGTTCTGTTAGAACCCTTTCCTGTTTCTTCGCTCATGATCTCTGTAACCTCATTTTTTGTTTTGCGTATTCCTTGAATGGAACCCCAAGCCGTCTAGCAAGCTGCTGTTCAGTAGGGCTTAATTCAATCCTACGATTGTTTTGATTGCGTCCGGTTCCTGTTGTGCGTGATCCAGAGACTACTTTTTGGACGGCGTTTTCGTCTCCCACGATGCCAAACTTATGAGGAAATTTTTGCCTCATTTGTCTGTTAAGTTCAGAATAGTATTCATCTGATTCTAAGTCAATCTTACGGTCATAAGCTAAAGCTTCATGAACCTTCATTACCTCATCAGTCATTTCAACATCTGAACCAAACCAATCATTCTCTTCCGCCCACTTTTGGGCCTTTACAGAGGGTTCTCGGTAAACAGGCTGCTCGTACTGATTCTCTGGCTGAACATATTGTTGTTGCTGTTCAGCAACAGCCTCTTGATTAGCCTGTTGGCTTTCTTCCCAAGCTTGATATTGAGCCTTGTAATCCTCAAGGTCTTGCTTGTATTTATTGAGAGATGCTCGATCAGCTTCTGCCTGTGCAAGTAATTGCTGGGCATCTGCCATCTTCTCTGTATCGCCTGACTCATAAGCAACTTTTAATGCATGCTTTGCGGCTTGAGCCTGAGTATCTACTCGATTCTCAAACTCATTTTTGTAGCCTTCTTGAATCTTAATATTTTCATGAGAAGAAGATGTTTGGGATTCAAGCAGCTGACTAGATAGCTGTTGGTTTTGATCATGCAGCTCTTTCACATACTGAAGAGCTTGTAACTCTCTTCGTTGAAACTCTTTTGCTTGAGCAACTGCTTTATTGATCCTGTCTTGGCTTGTCCTTGTCCTTCTCTCTACCTCAGATACTTCTTCATCTTCTGGTACAGGTTTAGGTTCAAAGTCTTCTTGAACAACGTCTTCTGTAATCGGATCAACGTCTTCAATGTCACTATCATCAAGATCGATGATTGCAACATCTTCAGATACGTCTTCTTCAACTCTTCTATGCTCTGGCAATGATGCTTTCTCAATGTTTTCATCATTAAGATTAGCTAATGCCTCAGTCAATGTTTCTTCAGCCATGGGTCACCTATGCAGATTTGATATCGTCTGGATTGAGTATTACGCCAATCACTTCATCGTCATTGATAATTCTGACTTCGTGATCGTCTTCTAATGCAAATCGAGCCCCTGCGTACCTTCCAATCAGCACCCAGTCGCCTTCCTTACACCACGGCTGACCATCAAATTTTGTTTCGTCTTGATAAGCTAATGGCCCAACCTTTAACACGTAACATACTGATGTGGCTAAGTTTTCTTTATCCAAAGTGGAATCAAGAAGATGTATACCACCATCTGTAACGCCTCTCCCCTTGTATGGTAGGACCAAAAGTCTCCAACCAGACGGGTCAGGCATTCGCTCAATTAAAGATTTATCTAACACGGTGGGGTCCAAGACCCGTTCTTTTTCGTTAACGTATGCATCCATTACGGATGGTTTTGCGACGGCGTCCAATTGCGGCTCACTCATCGATGTCATCTCCCTGTATATGCAACGCTTCTTTTAAATCTTGTCGTAGGACGCGAAGCATTGATAATTCGCCCATGACAAATTTGTAGTCCTCCATGTTTTTTATGTTGCCAGAGGTTACATAATCAATATGACCTTCCTCATATTGATTCAATTTTTTATAGATGTAAGACGCGAGTGCGACTGAGTCCATGGGCTATACAGAGTACCCTGTAGGCCCAGAACTAGGAATTCTGTCAAAGATACTAAATGGCGGTCTCTTAGGAGGAGAAGGCTTCTTGGGAGGCGTCCTTTTTGGAGGCGTCCTTTTTGGAGGCGTCCTTTTTGGAGGCGTCCTTTTTGGAGGCGTCTTCTTAGGAGGAGGCGTCTTCTTAGGAGGCGTCTTCTTAGGAGGAGAAGGC